GAGTAGTGATTGAACAAATAATCAAGGCTCTTTTTAATAAAAACTGATATACTAGTAAAATAGGAGCCTTAATGAATAACTTGTACGGTGCTGCTGGTCTAACTCTAACTATACTATTGGTTTTATTTACATATGTATTTGCATCAAAATCTAACAAGAGCACTCCAACTGTTAGCCAGGCCATGCTTCTTTATAGGTACAACGGAACCAAAAAATATTCAAGGAAACTGGTTACAAAAACTCAGTCAAAATTGCACCATGAAAAAACAAATGTAAAGGTTATTATCCTAGATAATCAAGCATACTGGATCAAAAATAACATTTTTTACAAGGCTCCATTAGTAGATCAACTAATAGACAAAGATTCTGCAGAAGAAGTTGACACAATAAACATGGATAAGGTACAATTAGATAAGATGCTTTTTATAATGGACAAACTAAGAGAAGGGATTAACGATGATAGTAGGGGTTCAAGGGACTAGTAGTTTTGACAACTACAACATCTTCTTAAGATCAATGGCTGTTGCCCTTTCTGAGTTACAAGAAGAAGACAAAGATTTTATTGTATATTCTGCTGGACCAAACAATATAAGTATGATGGCCATGGAATTTGTAAACTTATCTGAAAGAGGAATGAAGTCAAGAAAAAAGAATATAAAGTTTTTTAAGGTTACTCCTGAATGGATAGAAGAAAATATAAAAGATTTTAATCATTTTGCTTTTCTTTCTAATCCAAAGGAGCCTGTTTCAAAGACAGTATATTCATCAAAACTAAACAACATAAACACAAACGTATACACATTTTAAATATATTAAAATTAAGTATACCTAACCTGTGCTAATCACACAAAAGAACGGAACACAATGAAAACAATTAATTCTTTGACTGAGATGGAATCAGTCGTCAGCAAAAACAGACAACTGTCTTGGGACGGATGGACTGTAGTTGAAACTTTCCCATCAGATAAAGCATACTTTTCAAAGTTTGGAATATATAAAAATGGTAAATGGCAAATGAGGAAAGAGTTTGTTCCTTCTAACAAAGGATGGGAAATCCCAGATAAGTATGTGAAATAAATGAATAAGTATAAATGGAAAGACAACGCAGTCTGCCTAGACTACGACACAAACTTATTTTTTGATAAGTATGAAGATGATGAGTTATTAAGACCAGCAATAGATGCACTATGCTCTTCATGCTCAGTAAGAAAAGAATGTTTCTCTGTTGGTATTTCTGGTAAAGAGTGGGGCATATGGGGTGGCGTATACTTAGAAAATGGAGAAGTATCTAAAGAGTTTTCTAGCCACAAGAGCAAGACTGACTGGGGTAAAACTTGGCAGTCTTTAACGATGGAGTAGTATGTACACAGATTCAATGAGAAGAGCGTTTCGATCACTAAATGCTCCTAAAAATTTTTCTTTACAGGTCATAGATAATGACAATTTCTTAACTGTAAAGGCCAGCGAAAAAGATTTTATGTCTTTGGAAACAGTAGAAATGAAAAGAGAGGCGATAGAATACATGATTCGTGTAAAGAAAGCACTAGAAGATAACGGTGCAATTGTTCTTTTGGTTAGAGAGGGTGGCAAAGAACTATGATTGAGTCAGCATTAGTTGGAATATTTTCTTTCTTTTCCCTGCTGTTCTTATTTTTATATTTATCACAAATAAAAAAAAATCGTGCAATTCTTGCAAACACCTTAAGACTATTGGTGATGCAAGACTCTATAAATTCAGAAAGTAAAACAGATAAACAACAAGCAGATGAGGCATTCTTAAAATTTGTTTCAGACTCTAGAGACTGGGCATACCAATACATAGATGATGTTCAAGAAGGATTAAACAAGTTTGTTACTGATATTGAGCCTGAGATAGCCTACTTTGATGAGTATGGAATAGCAAGTTCTGCATACCCACATTACTATTCAATGAAGAAAATTTCTGGGGCTTATAAAGAACTAAAGAAACTTCTACCAGAAGACTATGATAGAATAGATTAATGATCATTCTTAAAGGTAGAGGCCATTCTAACATGTTAGTTTGTGAAGAAAAGCCATGAAGTTTTTTTGGTTTGAAAGATCTGACACGTTTGAACTTAAAAACTTGTCTGAAGATTTAGAAAAAAATGGATTTGATGGGGTTTTATTAATATACTCCTTCTATAGTGACGATCATTTTGTAAAAATTGCCAACAGCATAGACGTTAATAAAAAAATAAAATATATAGTTGCAATTAGACCATATGCCATATCACCTCAATATCTGTGCATGATCAATAATTCATTTAAAAAAATATCAAAAAACAGAATAATAATAAACATAGTTACTGGTTGGATATATGATCAAGATAAAACTGTTGGAGGGATACAAGGAGTAGTCAACGATCTTTCTTCTAACATAGAAAGATCAAACTATTTAATAGATTATGTCAAAAACTTAAATAGTGTTAGTGGTGGACCACCAGAATTTTATGTATCCGTAACTAACGAGACTGTGTTTAATAGTGTTAGTAAAAATAATGTTATAGTCCCATACTCTTTATACAAACAAAATAGGTTTAATCTTGACAAAAACAAAACAATGATATCTATATTCCCTATAATAAGAGAAACAGAAGAAGAACTGTTTGATTTAAAAAAGGTAAAAAGGCAGCAAGATGTTGAATACTTTACTAAAAAAGAATTTGAAAAATTTTTGCATGATTTGGAGTCAGACGGTATATTTAATATATTGTTAGGAAACGATCATGACGAAGAATCCAAAAAAAATATAATAAGTTTTGTTAGTAGTATAACTAACAAATAAACAAACATCCTATAGGAGGAAAAATGAACACAACACAACTAAAGGCAATGCTTGCATCTTACGGACGATCAGTCCTTGGTGCTGCAATTGCACTATACGCTTCAGGCGTAACAGATCCAAAGACACTTGCTTACTCATTGCTAGGAGCCATCGTGCCCGTTGCAATCAGAGCATTTAACCCTAACGACAAGGCATTCGGCATGTTGCCAGATGTCAATGAAGTTGAGGTAGCACTCAAGACTGCCAAGGTAGTTAAGAGACCAGCAGCAAAGAAGGCTCCTGCAAAGAAGTCTGCAGCAAAGAAGTAATATATTAGATTAGCAGGCCAGGGTATTTGACTGGCCTGTTTTTCTATGCTATAATATTTATACCTGCCCATTAGGGGGGTATATTAACTTATTCGCTTGAAAGGGGAATAATATGATGAAAGATCCATGGGCCATTTTCAATGACCCTTTTTTTATTGGGTTTAATAGAAACCTAACACAGTTAAACAATGTATATAAAACAAACAATCAATCCTATCCTCCGTATGATCTTCTTAAACTAGATGAAGACACATATCAGATCTCGCTGGCTATTGCTGGTTTTTCAAAGGAAGATATTGATGTATCCGTAGATAATGGAACACTAATTATTAAGGGTGAGATTGTAGAAGTAACAGATGCAGAGGTAGTTCATAAAGGCATCGCAGGAAGAAAGTTCGTAAGATCTTTTGCACTGGGAGAATATATGGAAGTCACGTCTGCAGAACTTAAGGATGGCATGCTGCATGTTCATGTAGTTCGCATTGTTCCTGAAGAAAAGAAGCCTAAATCTATTAAAATTAAGTAGTATAATAGATAACATTCCGATATAAGACTTTAAAAGGTTTTACAACGGATGCTCCTATGAGTGGAGAGTTAGCAGGAGTCGAACCTTCGTGGCTAATAGACCTGAGCAGTCGTCTATAAACTGCTTATTTTTGTACATGCAAAAAGTGTTATTGCATATCGTGTCCCGTTATAAATATCTTTGACACCATGAGCATACTCTTCAGTCCCTGGATGAATTACCATATCGCCAGACTTTGGCTTGTACTGTAAGTTTAGTTTTGGGTAATAGATCTCTCCACCATCGTAGTTATCATTTAGATATAAGACCAATCCATAATGAATTTTTGTTTCTATAACTTCAGGGCTGTCGTCAAAATGAACTGGCATACCCTTACCATCAGACCTTATTAAAGCATCAATGCTTGTTAAAAAAAGATTTTCTTTCGATATTTCTAACATTAACTCTTCTGCTCTTTGCATAAAATTGTTTTTATTTTTTAAATATTCTAATGCTGCAAGCCTTTTTGTATTTTCACTAAATAATTCTTCTATATTATTTTCTGATGGAAGTTGGATTAATTTATCATTAAAATACTCAGAAGAGATAAAATTTTTATAATTTACCTTATTGTTTAAATCAATACATTTAAAGATTGAATTAATTTCATTTTCAGAAAGGAAATTATTAACAATTATTATTTCATTATTAAAAGGTTTTATCATATTTTTTTATCTAGTCCACCAAGAAATGCTGTATCTGTTTGTCTTTCTTACCTCATGAACTCCATGCTCATATTCTTTATTTCCAGGATGCATGACTAGAGACAAAGCCTTTGGCTTTATAGATAAATCCTTTTGAGGATAAAAAATTTCTCCACCCTCATAGTCCTCATTTATATAAACAACAAAACCATGTGTAATAATTTTTTCTAATGGATTGTACTGCGGATGATTAGGACTAATCTCATCAGTATGAACCCCAAGACCAGGACCAATTCTTCTAGACACTGAGTTTATTGGCAGATAATTAAACTCAGAAATGCCATACTCACTAGAAAATATAGGTTTTGATCTTTCCTGAAGCATAGACATAAAATCATTGTATTCTTGATATTTTTCTTTAAGATTGTTTCTACCAATTCTTAATTGATTGCCATACCATTCCTTTAGCCCAGAGCCATCGTTAGACCCATCCCACAACTTTGGGTCTCTAGTTGCTAGTTCAAGTACAAAATCAGCCTCAGCCTGACTTAAAAAGTCTTCTACAACTACTATTTCGTTATCAAATGGTCTAATTATATGCATACGACCATTATACACCATATAACTCTGTGCTATAATTGTTATATGATTAAAGAAGGCGACTTCGTTATGGGCTCAACATCTGAGGGTGTTGTACATGGTGTTGTAGAACACATTATGAATGAGGGTGGAATACTTGGTACACCTGGATCAGAATATGCTTTGGTTTCAATGCCACCAGAAAATCCAGCAATGTCTGTTAGAATTTACAAAGAAGAAGACGGTACATGGAAGCCAACAGCATATAGTATTGGTATGATGTACAAGGATGCTGAAAAAGCAGATATGGATAATCACACAATGGATTCAGAAATAGCAATGGCAATGTATGACTCACAGATGGGCAAAGCAGAAAAACCCAACTACGCAGAAATAATTGATGAGCGTGAAGGTGGTAGCGATCCTGCAGATAAAGAGTTGTATGCAAGAGTTATTGCAGCAGCAAAAGCAAAGTTTGATGTTTATCCTTCAGCAGTCGCAAACGCATGGGTAGCACAAGAATATAAAAAGCGTGGCGGAACATACAAGTCTTATCATGAAGACGAAGAAGATAAACTTAAGAAAGAATATGAGGGCTGTGGCTGTCCAATGTGCAAAGAACTAAATGTAACTTGTGCAGAATGCCCAATGTGTCAGGCTGGAGAAATGAAATCAGATTGCTGTGGCAATGTAAGCAAGCAAGCACCTTGTTGGGATGGTTATGTGCAAAGAGGTATGAAGCCAGGAGCAAATGGTAAGCCAGTTCCTAACTGTGTTCCTGCTGCAAAAGCAGATGATTTGTTTGAAGATGATGACACAGTTGAATATGATACAGATTCAGTATCAAAGGCTGAAGGATACTCACCACCAGCAGGAGCAAGATCTGCTGCTCGTAGAGCAATTAAATTTAAAGAAGATGGAAAAGCAAATGGTGCTGGAACATCTGTAGGTTGGACTCGTGCAGGGCAGTTAGCAAGAGGAGAATCAATCTCTCTTAGTACTGTCAAGAGAATGTACTCATACTTCTCACGACACGAAGTAGACAAGAAGGGTAAGGACTGGGGCAACTCAGCAAACCCATCTAACGGATACATCATGTGGCTTGCATGGGGTGGAGACGCAGGATACTCATGGTCAAGAGGAATTGCTAACCGTGAAAGAGATAAAGGTTTGTTTGCTGATTTTGGAAAAGATTACACAAAGGTTCAAAGAGAAAGACACACACTCTAATGCCAAAGAAAAAAGCAGCAGCATTTAACCCTATTCAGATTAAAGATGGTTGGATTGTAAGACTATACAAAGATGGTCGTATTAAGTCTAAGATTGCACCATACGAAGTCAAGCATCCTAAAAAATAATATTGGGTAGTTTTAAGTCATACCCAGGACTATTTATTACTTGCGCTTAGTAAAACTAAACATCTTTTCTTTTGCATTACTTGCTGCCTGCTTGAATCCATAAGCATAAGATCCAATCATCAATCCAACAATTGCTGTTGAATGTGCTAAATAAAACATTGCACTTCTCATTTACTTTTTCTCCTTAATAAATAGATCAGCATTCATTACCTTTGTCCATGCTGAAACAAAATCATGAACAAACTTTTCCTTGGCATCATCTGATGCATATACTTCTGCAATTGCTCTAAGTTCTGAGTTAGAAGCAAGGATAAGATCTACACGAGGTACATCTCCTGCTTCGTTAGCATTGGTGTACGATAATAGTTTAACTAAATAACTATTGTCTAACTTGTTGTCAGTTAACATTCTCATTCCAGATAAAAGAACAACCATGTCCACTGTTGTTAATCCAAGAAGGTTAGACTTTTCTACCAACAAGACCTCTGCAGGTGCAGTAATACTTGGATGAATGTAGTTACGGAATGCATCAAACTTTGGCTCAAGTACTGCAAATGAATCAACATCTGTCTGCTCCTGAGTTGCATCGCCACGACTGAACTTAGCGCCAATTACTATACCAATACCACTATTTGCTGCAGCAACCTGAACTCCAACTAATCCAGCAAACACTATAAGGTCTGCAAGAGATACATCGAAGTCATTCTTTATTTCATTAAGAACAGAAACAACTCTGTTGATTGCCTCATGATCATTTACTTCCCATTC